ACATCGGTTACTGATTCACCAGTTCGGTTGCTCATATTAAATTCAATGCTGCTCATAGTTTACTATACGCTCCAATCTCTGCTTTCAAAATTTCAAATCCATAATACATTGCACTTTCTAAATCATACTGATTAATAGAGTTTTCATTTATAAGTGATACATCACAATTAAGCAAAACCCCAAGCGTATGGATAGATTTCTCTAAAAAAATTTTTGCTTCATACTTAGCTTTGTTTTCATCAAAAATTCCAAGGTTCATGATGGAATTATATCATAGACGCATATCAAAATTGCAATACAGAACCATTTCCATGTTTCAAGAAACCTGGGATGACATTGCACTTAGTTTGGGCAGTATATTTAAATTTTCTGAAAGTTTACTACAATTGCTGTGTCGGTATAATCTGGACTACCCCAGATGCGAACTTCTGTATACCTAAGATGTCTAATTTTCTCTTGACTAACGAGTGTTTCAAGTCTTGATTCAAAATTATCTTCTTCAAAAAGATTTTTTTTAACAGAAATAAATACACGACCACCGTTGTTAAGTAATGATATTAAATTAATTAAATCATCAACATTTAGGTGATTTGGAGTAAAAACACCAGAGCTTACTAGTAAATCGTATTTGTTAGTTATGTTAGGCAGATCAACTTTAATATTTAAATTAAAAATTTTATTATAAACTTCCCACTTATAAGCTGTTTCTGTCATTTTTTCAGAAAAATCAATACCGTCAATCACAACTTTTGGTCTAATTTTTGATATTTCAACTCCAAGTTTCCCAGTGCCACTCCCAATATCAAGAATATTGCCAACAACATCTGCCCACTGAGCATCAATAATTTCAGCAACTTTTCTATGCAAAATATAATTAGTTTCATCTAAAAATTTATTATAATCCAAAAGATTATTATAATAATCTTTAAGTTGATTTGCTTCATTATACGAATACGCTTCGTTACAATTTGTTGGGTGTCCCATAGTGCCTCCTGTTTAAAATTCGTCTACTGAGTTCTCATTTTCAAACCCAATAATTCCAAGTTCTTCAAAACGATTACGCAACCAACCATCATTCCTATCTAAAAGACCAAGGTTTTTACAACTTGGAACAATTTTTGCAAGAGACAGTCTATGTATAAAAACATTAACTGGGTCTTTAATCAGAATAGGGATAATGTCTTTTGGTTTTACACCCATGTTTTCAAAAACTTCGTACTGATATATTCTATCATGAATGTAGATACATGCCTCATAAGCGAACTCTTGTCTATCTTTAATCTCAGCATCCGTCATGTTCTCATAGGCATCTTTAAGACTTAAAACGCCAAAAGCAATATGGCGTGATTCATCAATCATAACCTGGCGTAGAATCTGCTTAAGAAGAGGTTCTGAGCTCATATGGTACATATGACCAAAAGAAGCAAGAGCTAGCCCTTCAAGCATAACCTGCATTCCAAGATATGTCATATCCCATCTACTGTCACCAACAATATGGTCTAGCAACTTTCTTGCATGCCAATTAACTGGGTAGACATCACCCATTTTTTCAGTAATATATCTATTAAAAACCTCAGCGTGCCTTGCCTCATCAACAACCTGGGTAGCGGCATAAAGCTTTGCATCCCACCAGGGGACTGTCTCTACGATCTTAGATGCACAGATCATCGCACCCTGCTCGCCATGAAGCGTTTGTGACAAAACCCATCTACGACTTTCAATTCCGTATTCAAGCCATTCTTTTTGACCCCATTTAGAAACAGGAGTATCTGCATACATATCAATACTCACACGCAAACCAAGATTGGCTTCTTCCTCTGCCACGACCTTTTCAATGTCAACATCTGTATCCCAAGGCAAATCATTACCATTCCATTGCCCCATCTTGGCTTTCTCATAAAGTTTATGAATCTGAGGTTTTGACGATGAATAATCCCAAGTAAAAATAGAATCAGCATTTGTTTTTACAATATGGCTTATATCATCTGCGTTAACTTCTGGAACATCCAAAATCGCCTCAATATCATTGAGCCTTGTTCTTCCAGTAATCCCTTTGATAGAATCTTTAGTGATTGTCATATGTATATATTATCATAAGATCACCTCTTATCCCAATACGCTGTCCAGTCTTGATTTGAAATTGATATTGGGTTTTTGGGAGAAAAATTAGCGCTAATAACAACACGATTTTCATCTACATTTTTATGCCTATTTGTCATATGAGGTATAAAAGAATTAAAAATAACCAACAATCCATCTTCTGCTTTAACAGATACTAGACTTTCCAATGTATTACAAGCTGTGACACTAAACTGAATATCTGAACTACCAATTGGAGTGTTAACATAGTAAGCAATTGAGTAGTGTTCGGCGGGGTTTGAATGATTGCTTGACTTATGCGAATGGTAGCCAACGGATTCACCGTTTTTAAGAGTCAAAGTCCATATTTCATTTAACAACATTTCACGACCAATAGCTGAACTTACTTCTGCAGAAAGACAGTTCATTAATTTATTAGACTCTGGTCCATCAAATGGATATGTTTGATCTTCAAAATATGAATGATTTTTGTTTGAATTAAAACTCTCATCTAAACTTTTAGAATATTTTTTAATTTCTTCATAAATTTTATTATTATCAATATAATTTAATTTTTTTTTATATATACCTATATTTAATAATGATTGAAACTCAAAATTACTCATAAAAAAACTCACCAGTTTGAAGAGCAGATGGTGGACTATTTTTATGCCAAACATTTATAACCATAACTCGCCTAACCCCAGAAATAGGAGGAGTTGTATTATGAACAGTATGACCAGCATCAAATACAATTAATCTGTTTGGTTTGCAAGCAATTCTTTCACGATCTTCAAGTGGTGAAATGTTATTACGAATATTTTCTGATTCCAAGGCATACTTAAGATTTTCTTCAACAGCGTTCGGATGAAGCTCTAAAAATCCACCAACCACATCATTTGTATGTGGATAGTAAACACACCCAATAACTGGACCGTGAAAAACTTTTTCTTTTGCATATAAAAAAGTATCCTCATCAACATGAACATCAAGATATTGACCAGGATTAAATGTTCTTGTCCAGTATTCAAACCCACAAATGTCTTCTTTATCAAAAGGCAAATTGGTCTCCCAAACCGATTGAACTATTTTTTTAGCAAGAGTGTTTGCTGGTGATTTCCACCAACCATCCCAAAACATATATGGAGCAAAACAACTTGCTTGTTCATGGTGATATGAATTAAGCTCAGTAGCGATTCTATTCTCAGAGCCCATTGATTCTGGAAAGAGGGTAGGTGAATTTTCTATCTCCGCAAGCAGTTCAGGGTTTCTGATATAGTTGTCAATTACAAGCATAGTGTTATTATATCAAACCTGTTCCATGTTTACAGTAATTGAATAAGCGTATGATTTTTCATCATGCCCTTGTGATAGCAGATATTTTTGAAAGTCTTGCCTTAAAAAAGGCATATAAAGATTTTCACGATTAATCGCTGCGTCTGGGTCTTTTAGTGGATCAAATACAATCTCATTGAGCTCCTTACTAGGACTCCCATGACAATACCACCCAAGATATGCATAACGATCTCCATCTTCAACTGGGAGAACACGGTGAGCAGCCATGTAGTTTGCAGGGAACATCAAAATATCTCCCTTCTTAGGCTTATATTTAATATCAAGATAATCAAAATAATGCTCACCACCAATAAAATCATCAGTTACATAAACAATCGTGCCAAGAACATTTTTCAACGCTAACTGATTTGCTGGCTCTGGCACACCATAAATGTAATCACTGCTCACATCGGAGTGGGGACCGAGATACATACCCTTCTTGTAATAAGAAATATGACCTTTTGATTTCCACCAAATGCATTTGTAAACAAGAGGGAAAATTTCCATATATTTTAATAAACATTGATATTTAACTTCTTCAATAAAAGCCATTGTTTTAATTGCTTGCATATCTGGATCACGATGCAAAGCCATACTCCGACTTGGCATTTCCTCAATGGATTTCTTATCAAAGAAATACCCACTTCTATTCACATAAGCTTCTTCACCAGTATGCGGGTGTTTTACTGGGGTATACATCCCTTCAGATTCTTGATCAACATTTTTTTTAAAAAAATTAAAAATCCAATCCCAATCCATATCAAAAGTATTTTCAAAAAGGACAACACCGCCACCAAGGTGATTTGCCTTTACATCATTATATTGCATCATTAATTTCTGGCTCCTTAAGTTTTGGCAATCCTGGATATTTTGGACCAATTTGCTCACCCTTAGCGCCACGACCAGTCCTCAGTCCCTTCAGCCATGTCCAGGGATTTTCTTTGGAATTTTTAATCTTCAAATCATTATACTCTGCTCTTTGAGCAACGATCTCTGGGAAATCCCATCTATTAATAGTTTCAAATTCTACACTTGGCAGTAAGTTTGGATCATATATAGTAAAGAACAAAAATGGCTCACCTTTCTTAAAAGTGACTGGCTCATTTACTTTTGTAATAACCCAATTCGTTTGAACCTCATCCGCCCACCAATCACTAGGAATAGTCGCTGTCATCGGCACAGCTCCATCAACATAATAATTTGGTGATCCAGTTGTCCAAAGATGATAAGGACTTTCTGTATTAATTACCCAACCAGTAGCAAAAGAAATCATCCCATTAATATTTGAATGAGCAAAATTCCAACCATTGTGAACACCACCGTTAATGATTTGCGCAGGAGAATTGCCTCCATCCCAAATAACAGTAACATCTTCTGGCAGCAGCATCTCCCACCCATTAACATTTGCTGTTGTTACAGGAGTACATTGATACGCATGTTTGTTATAAGTGGCATCCATCCAATCACGCTTAAGTCGTGATTGTTTAATTAGGGCTGGAGTTTGCAATGTTCTAGAGAGCGTAATTTTTGTCATATACTAACTATACCTTGAAAAGTCATAACCCTGTTCTAAAGGAACAAGTTGTGACAAGAATCTTCCGTTAGGGAATCGGATACCCCGACCAGCATCTGGGTCGGCTGGGGAGCCATCTAAGTTAAAACCATACTGAAAACCTTTATGGTTTCTTTCATTATAATCAAACATAGTTACTGCTGAATACTTAACGCCAGAAGTAACAACATCAGAGCCATGAGTGTAAATAAAAGTTGATGGAAACATAATTACATCTCCAGCTTTTGGTTTAATTTTAAAATTAAATGTAGGAAAGTATAATTCACCACCTTCATAATTGTCATTTAAATACATAACAGAAGATACTGTTGCGGTGTATGAAAAACCATGATCTGCGTGTGGTTTGAAGAAATTACCAGCACCATACTTCACATAATTAACGCTTTCCATAAAATCCATTTTTATGTTGAATCTAGATTCATAGTCATAAAGGCATTCTCTTAATGACTCTGTAGTTTTTTCGTATACATTTTTTATCCCAGAAAAAGAATCTGGTGCATTATTTGCTAAACTTGCGTTTATTTTGCAATCAGAACATTCTCTGTAGCCATTAATTGTTTCAAGATTGCCAACAGTCGCTGATGACCATTTGTAATATTCTGTTGTGCTATTACCGATAGTTTCTTCAAGTTCATCTATAATTTCATGGGGGTTTGGCACTGCATCTTTATAGAGGATAATTCCAACCCTTGGATCAAAAATATACTGTGCTTGCATAAAATCCTTTTGTCTATTGTGATAGACTGATTATAACATAAAGAACGGTAACATGAACAACAAATACCCATTAAGTTATGATGATTTAAATAAGGAACAACCTTGGAGAGTACCCCCTGGGTATTTTGGTAACTCATTAGAAAATATGGGAAATATAGATGAGTTTATTACACCAGAAGATTTAGAAAAATTAAGTAATTTTGTTAAAAAAATAAATAAATGGGATAATTCAAATGAATCTCAAGAACATGAAGATGGTGTTTCAAAATACAGTTCTGATTTATGGTATAACAGAACATGTAGTGCAGAGTTAATTAAAGAATTAGATATTAATATATTTAATTTAATTGATTATTATATTGAAAAAATGCAATTAGTTTTGGAAAAAAAATTTAAAGTTCGCTTAAGAAAAAGACCACCAGTTATTGTTTGCTGGAGAGCTGGAGATTTTCAAGTTCCACATGCCGAT